ACGATTACCATCGATGGCGACAACAAACAGTTCATGGACGCGCTCGCTCAGGCCACCGGCGTCAAGCCCGACCCTGTGACGGGTACGCTGACATTGAATACCGACCAGTACCAGTTCGCTTTAGCGTATGCCGAATCGTTGCAGATTGACCCGAAAACAGGGCAGCTGAAAGGCGATAACAACGATTATTGGAAACATGTATGCGAGGCCAACGGTTGGAAGATTGACCCGAAAACTGGTTATATCACTGGCAATGATGACCAGCTTGTTGGAGTCGTCGCCGATGCGAACAATCAATTGTCCACCATCAAGGACAAGCATGTGACCATCACGGTTGACCAGATGTGGAACGATTACCATAACATGATTTCCGGCAGCAAGGGTAAGAAGGGTCCGGGCAGTGCTACCGGTGGTCGCATTACCGGTCCGGGTACTGGCACGTCGGATTCCATTCCGATGTGGCTGTCCAATGGCGAGCATGTCATTCGTGCCGCTGCGGTGGATAAGCTTGATCGTACTGTCGGACCGAATTTCCTGAACGTGTTGAACGCTACCGGTGATTTGGATAAGGCCGTGTCTCAGGCTCGCACGTCGTATGCGCGTAGTGCGGTCGATATGAGTCGTAATGCTTATGCGTCTGGCGGTCGTGTGGAGAAGTTGATGTCCAACGCAATCGAAGTCAACGTTCAGATGCCTGCGAATACGGGTACGACGGTCAATCAGACGTTCAACACGAAGGTTGTCAGGAGTAATGATGACCTGTACACCGCCGCGCCAATCTTGCATCGTAATGCGTTGGCCGAGGCTAGGAGGTATCAGCGTTGAGTGATTTGCCTGAACTGGTCGAACTGTCGAACGGGACGGAAACGTTGACGTTCGATGGTGGCGATGGCGTGAGTCCTGATGATGATGTTCTCCTGATAGGGGAGGATGGCGTCGAGGGTTGGTTCGAGACGCCGGATGATAAGACGGTGATGAGCGAGCGGGGTCAGGGCGATGGGGCGCATGACGTGTGGGCTTCGGATATCCTGTATTCCGCTCGCGTGTTGACGTTGCATTTCGTTGTGTCGGCTCATGACCGTCAGGGTGTTGTCCGGCTTCTCAATAGGGTTCGTCGTGTGTGTGCGCATAGCAAGGTGCGGTTCCGGTTGAGGGATGCTGGCTACGACTGTTATACGACTGGTAGGGCCACTGTGAAGGCGTCTGCTAAGTATGCGAATGATGGCTGGCTGGACGATTGCACGATCACCGTGACCTGCGAACGTCCCGAGATATTGAGCATGGACGAGTACACATGCCAGTTGAGCGCGATGCATGTGTCCGGCGGGAACGTCGGATTGCGGTATGGTCCGGGCTATTGGACCGAATGGCAGGGCGCGCGTAACGCTTCACCGAGCCTGATGCATACCGAGTCGAATATTGGTTTGCGTGGGTTGGCTTACCCGTTGAACTACGGGTTGAAATTGGATGGCGTCGGGTCGAACGTCGGATTGTTGTACAACAACGGCACTTCCCGCGCCTATCCGGTGTTCGTCGTGCATGGGCCTATGGATGGCGTGCGTTTGGATTTTCCGGGCACCCAGCAGTCGATTGTGTGCGATCAGACGGTCAGGGATGTGCCGCTGGTGTTGGATTGCCGCAGCCGTACCGCCCAGTTGGGTGGTCAGGATGTGAGCCGTCAGTTGGAGCAGCGTGGTTTTCCCACGATTCCGGCTGGCGGTTCGCTTCGTGTGACTTTATCGAATCTAGGCACCGGTTTCGTTGATTGCAGTGTGCGTGACACTTACATGTAAGGAGTTTTGAATGAGTACCGTCGCTTTGGGCGTGTCTCCCGATACCAATGGCGCTGGTGTGACGCCTCTTGTGCATCGTCGCATCATCGGTGCACAGTGGGCTAATACGGGATTGGTTGACGGGTTGAGCGTGACCGGCCGCAGTGACTTGCGGTATAACGTTTCCGCTGGCGTGGCCGTCTGTAGCCGTGGCGATTCGGATGGTAAGACGCTCGCCTATTTCGAGGGCGGTCAGACGAACGCCGTCGCGGCTGGCGACCCGTCGAATCCGCGTATCGACATCGTGTGGATTCAGGCACATAATCTGATGGAGTACAAGGATTCTGACAATTACGTGACCGTTGGCGTCACGCAGGGTTCCCCGTCCGCGAGTCTCGCGGAGCCCACCATTCCGGCTGGCGCTACCATGCTGAGGAAGATGAAGATGCCCGCAGGGGCTTCGTCCACGGCCAGCGCGGTGCAGATGTGGAGCGCGGATTACGCGATACCGTATGGCGCTTCGTTGGGCAAGATAGGCGAGAATTGGGATAGGCGCGACATGACCGGCGATTCGACGGTCAAGAAATACTATTTCGAGCAGCAGATAGATTTCGATTTGCCTTCCGACCGCATGTTGGAATTGTCGTTCAAATGCAATCTGAGTTCCGCTGGCGCTACCTCGTGGGCCGATACGTCGCATCGTACCGAGTGGGCCATCGGCTTCCAGATCGACAACAAGGATTTGGACCATTCGTGCGCGAACTTCGTTTCGTATGGCGCGTGGGAGACGCATGAGACGTCGTATGTGACTGCCGTGAACAAGGGGCATCATACCGCCCGCTTGCGTACTTGGTTGCAGAACGGCAACGCCCCCGTGTTCCATTACAATGCGTCGCAGGACAACAAGGACGCCTTGTGGTGCGGACGCCGGTTCATCATCTGGGATAGGGGACAGGTGGTCTGATGTCTTGGGTGGCGTACCTGTATGACACGGTTTCCGGCCAGTTGGCCCAGGAGATCGACATACCGTCGTTCACTTGGTCGATGACCGTTTCGGATTCGAGTTTTTCCACGACGAAGGACAAGGGCGTTGGCGATGACGAGGTGTCCGGCTTGGAACTGCCTTGGTCCCAGATACCGGGCGATGACCCGGCTGCCCGTGCAGCCGCGTTGCAGCCGTACAAGCGTGGCCTTGTGTTGTGTTGGAAGAGCGTGTTGGATGACACCGCGTCGATGGGCACGCCGATATTGGCTGGCGCGTTGGGCGTGCGCACGTCCAGTTGGCATGATGTGAGCGTGCCTTACGTGAGCATGATGGGCTTGCTGAACGACCGGTATCTGGTGCATGAGGATGCTTTCGGCAAGGATGCGGGCCACACGTCCAAACGGTCGTTCCGTTGGGAGAACCTGTCGTGGCGTGCCCTCGCGTGCGCGGTAATCCGCCAATGCACGAGCGTCAAGCCGGGCGGTGGACTGCCCATCGATTTGCCTTACCTGAACGAGACGGGCACGCATTCGCTGCCTTCCGATGGGTCGAGCGAGGATAAGAACGCTCCGAAGCAGAAGAGCAAGAAGCGTGTGAACACGGCTGACGGGTATGTGGAGACTTCCGTTGACGGTGACACGACCACGATCACGGAACAGCATGTGACGAAGAAGACGAAGCAGGTCACGGAGACTAAACCGTACACGTACAATACGCGCAAGGGCAAGGTCACGAAACAGCATACGACCGTGAAGACGTTGACCACGGCGCAGACCACGGTCGTGAAGAAGACGGTCACGAAGAACTACAAGGATTATTCCGAACGTACCGTGACCACGACCACCACCGTGTACTCGTTCGACGGGAACGGCAACCAGACCGGCAGCACGACTTCGACCGATGGGCCGCATAAGACGATGCTTCCACGGCAGACCGTCGTGGAATACAAGGATTTCAACGTGTCGAACCATCGCGCGGCTGACATTCTGAAGAATATAGCGAACGCGGATGGCGGGCCTGACATGCAGTTCCGGCCCTACTTGTCGGATTCGCAGCATGTCCGGTTCAGGTTCCTCGCCGGTTCGGACGGCGACATCTATCTGAATCAGGACAAGCGATTGAGTCTGTCGTGCTCACCGTATGGTGGCACGTTGGAGAACATCAAGATCGACCGTACCGCACCGTACATGCGCGTGTATGCGACCGGTGCCGGTTCGGATGCCGGAACGATGTGCTTCCAGAGCGAGGATTTGACTCTGGTGAAACGTCAGGACCCGTATCCGCTGCGGGAGACCACCACGAGCGACACGGACGCGAAAACGTATGAACTGTTGGCCGCTGCGGCTGACGGCATGTTGAACGCGAACCGTCAGCCGTTGATGCAGTTGAGCGGCGAGATAGACGTGAACGACTGCGATGCGATGGGATTGCCTTTGCATCCGTTGGGTTCGTTCTGGCCTGGGGAGATGTTCGACATCGCCATAGACGGCTTCCCTGATCTGCCGGACGGCGTGTATCCGATGCGGTTGATGCAGATGAGCGGCGACCAGACCGGCAAGATGACAGTGAAGTTCGACCCTGTGGCAGACCCGACCGCATGATATCAGACCCCACGTTTTCGTGGGGTTTTCTTGTACCCACCCCACGTTTTCGTGGGGTTTTCTGTTTTTGGAGTGTGCGTTTTGGCAGACCATGTTGAAATCAGACCCGATGACGCTTCTCTTCCGTTGACTTTGGCGGATATCGCCCTGCGTAACAGCAATATGCGGTTGACGTACCTGTCCGGCACCATCGCCGTCGATAACGGCGACGGCACGGAGACGTGGATTGGCGGCGGTGATACGGGTGCGGCGATGCCGGGCAGTAATGGCATCATCCCGTGGGTTGGCGATACGACGTCTCCGGGCAGGCCGACCGGTGTGACCGCAGTGTGTAGGACGGAATGCGTGTTCGTCCAATGGGACGGCACTCTTGAGGGTGGTGTTCCCGCCGATTTCGACCATGTGGAATTGTATGCGAAGCCTGATAGCACTGGTGAATCGTTGGATTTGGGCCAGTTGCGTGGGAAGGGCGAGCTTGCCACCGGCGTGCTGCCGGTCGGTGATGTGGTCGAGGTTTGGGCCGTCGCCTATGACAATGCGCATGACGTGAATGGCGTGTCCAAGCCGAACGCCTCCGACGAGTCGGAGCACGCGACCGTCATCATCGCACCTATCGTGTCGCAGCAGGATTTGAATGATACGGCGTCGGAGATTCTGGATGCCGCGAAGTCCGATGCTGCCGCTCAGGTGAAGAAGGTCAGCGACGGGTTGGATTCCGCCCGCAAGGATATCGCCGCGAACACTGACGCTGCGAACGCTTTGAAGAGCCAGCAGACCCAACTGCGTTCCGATTTGGATGCCGCGGCGAAGAAGATCGACGCGAACGCTCAGGGCGTCGATGCAGTCAGAAAACAGCAGGATACGGCTGACACGGCGTTGAAGTCTCTTGGCAAGACCGTCGAGGATAACAAGTCGGCTCAGGATGCGATCAACGCTCAACAGGCCGAGACGAACAAGACGATTGCCGCGAACAAGACGGCTTTGGCTGATGCGTCGAAACAGTTGGAACAGGCGAAGGCCGATATCAAGACGGGTCAGGCTGACTTGGCGGACGCTCGGGAGACTCTGGCCGACAATACGGCGAAGCTCGTTCAGGCTCAGAAGGATATCGCCGCGAACAAGACGGCTCAGACTGACTTGTCGAAGCAGTTGGCTGCGGCGAAATCCGACATCAAAGCCAATCAGGACAGTCTGACCGCCGCGAATCAGACGATTGCCGCGAATCAGACGGCTTTGTCTCAAGCGCAGAAGGACATCGCCCAAACCAAGTCCGATCTGACCACGGCGAATGGCGAGATCAGCAAGGCGAAGGAGTCGGCTGCGCAGGCGTATGCCGAAGCCCATAGCAAGAATCATACGTTTCGTGGGCCGGACGAGCCGAAGGACAATCTGATTGTCGGTGACTTGTGGCTCAAGACCCAAAAATATTGGACCCGCTGGAAGGGTGAGAAGAATAATTCTCCGAGCCTCTTGGCTGACTTCTACACCTACTGGCAGGGCGAAGCCAATAATTCTCCTTCCGTACTCGTGCCGCTGTCGGATCGTGTGATTGACACGCTTGTCTGGGATGGTGCCGCTTGGAACCACATGGGCTATGCCGACGTGGAGCGCAATGCCGACGAAATCGCTCAGGCGAAGTCGGATATCGCGGATAATGCGGCTAAGACCACCGACGCGAAGAAGGCTGCTGAGAATGCCGCTGCCGCAGCGAAGAACGCTCAAGGCACGGCTGACACGGCCAATGGTGCGGCGAAGACAGCGCAGGACACCGCCAATGCGGCCAACGCTGCCGCGAAGAGTGCGACCACCACCGCAGGTCAGGCCAAGGATGCCGCCAATGCCGCCCAGACCGCCGCCGAAAGCGCGAAGAAGACCGCAGGCAACGCGGAGACGCTGGCTAACACCGCCAATGAGTCCGCAAAGTCCGCCAAGTCCGACGCGGCTTCCGCCAAGACGGACGCTTCCACCGCGAAGACGGACGCGGCCAATGCCAAGACCACTGCCGCGAATGCGTCCAGTGTGGCGACCCAAGCCAAGGCCACGGCTGACAGTGCGGCCCAGTCCGCCACCGATGCGGCCAATGCCGCGCAGAAGGCGAATACGGCTGCTGCCGCCGCCGCTGGCGTGGCTAACGGCAAGGCCGACGTGCTCATCCAGAGCACGGCACCGGCCACGTCGATGCGCAAGGCTTCGACCTTGTGGATTGACACGACTGGAGGCGCGAACACGCCGAAGCGTTGGAATGGCAGTGCTTGGGTGGCTGTGACCGACAAGGCCGCTACTGACGCCGCGAATGCGGCTGTCAAGGCGAATGATGCGGCCAAGACCGCTCAATCCACCGCTGACAAGGCGCAGACGGCTGCGGCCAATGCGGCTTCTCAGGCTAATCAGGCTCAGGCGGCGGCGCAGAAGGCACAGACCACTGCGGACGGCAAGAATCTGATCTACCGTGGCCCCGACGAGCCGAATCATGATGGCTTGAAGCCGGGGGACATGTGGTGGAGGACGCAGAAATATTGGACCCGCTGGAAGGGTGAGAAGAACAATTCGCCGTCCATGCTGGCCGATTTTTATACGTACTGGACGGGCGCGCCGAACAACAGTCCGAGCGTCTTGGTGCCCTTGTCCGATCGTGTGGTGGAAGTCCTGACGTGGGACGGTACGAGATTCGAGCCATTCGACCTCGTGGCGAACAACATCCTCGCATCGGGGAGCGTGGCTGCGAAGCATCTCGCCGCCGATAGCGTGACCGCCGAGAAGGTCAAGGCCAATGCCATCACGGTGAACAAGCTCGCAGCCAATTCGGTCACGACTGAAAAGCTGGTGGCCGACGCGGTGACCGCCGCGAAACTCGCCGCCAACTCGGTGCAGGCGCGGAATATCGTCGCACTGTCCATCACGTCCGACAAGATTGCAGCCAATTCCGTGACCACGGCCAAACTCCGCGTCACTGAGGATATGATGGTGGCTCTCCTGAAGGCTCATCAGATTCAGGCGGGGGATATAGCGGCTAACGCGGTCACATCAGACAATATCATAGCCAACGCCATCAATTCAGGAAAGATCGCCGCCAATGCGGTGACTTCTGACAAGATTGTGGCGAACGCTGTCACGTCGGATAAGATTCTCGCCAATTCGGTCACCACGGCGAAGCTCAAGGTCACTGAGGATATGACCGTCGCGCTTTTGAAGGCGCATCAGATTCAGGCCGGTGAGCTTGCCGCCAATAGTGTGACCGGTCAGAACATCAAGGCCGACGCATTGTATGGCAAGACGATTCAGGGTGGCGTGTTCCGCACGTCCGATGGGCGGATGGTCATCAATGATGCTGGTATCGTCGCCAAGGCGAAATCCGGTAGGAAACGTCAGGCGTATTACACATATTGGCAGGGCGAACCGAACAATAGTCCGTCCGTGCTGGTGACTGTGGATTTGGCTGATGATGAGTCGTTCGTACTGGATTCTCAGTCGGGCACGGTTGCCTTGTGCGGTGAGATACTGTCCGGCTCCACGATCAGCGGCACGTCGATTGTGGGTAGCGAGTTCCGTACCGCGAACTCGCGCATGTTGCTGAACGATAGCGGCTTGGTGTTGCGGAACACGCAGGGCAAGGCCACTGTCACGTTGAATGCCGCGTCCGGCAGTGCGACGTTCAGTGGCACCGTGACGGGTTCGACGATCACTGGCGGCACGGTGTCCGGCGCTGTGATTACTGGTAGCGCGTTCACGTCTCCTGACGGGAAGACGAAACTGAACTCTTCCGGCTTCTACGTGGGAGACAAACTCTCGTATGATGCTAAATCCGGCGTGCTGTCGTTGAAGGGCAGTATCCAGTCGGGGTCGGATTTGAGTGGCGTGACCGTGACCGGTTCCACCATTCAGACTTCCAGTACTGCCAACCGTGGGTTGAAGCTCACTTCCGGTGGTCTCGTCGCCTACGACGGGAATGGTAACGCGAAGTTCACGTTGAAGTCTGACGGCACCATTCAGATGAATGGCGCTTTACTGACGAACGGTAAGATAACCGCCGCCACGTTGGAGGGTGGCACGATCACCGGTGGAACGATTACTGGTGGCACGATTCAGTCGAGCACCGCCGCCAATACCGGTTTCAAACTGTCCGGTGGAGCTTTGGACTTCTACGACAAGTCGAACAATCGCACCATCCATTTGAACGGTAGCGACAATCTGCTTTCCGGCAGGTTCCAGACCGCATTGTCAGGCCCGAGATTGGAATTGAACAATACGACGGACAGTGACGGCAGTGTGTATGGTCTACTGAAATGCTATGACGCGAATGGTGTCGCATGGTATACGCAGGGACAGTCGCGTGGTTTCAACCCGTCGGGTCAGAACGACCCTGGCGCTTACCGGCGTTTGAACATTGGTATTGACCCGTCGAATAGTGAATTGTCGGTCGTCCGTTTCAATTCCGGCGCTTCACGTATTCAGATGAATGCTGGCCGTGTGGACATCAACGGTGAGGAAGGTTGGTCGAAACATATCGGCGGCTTGGGTATTTACGTGAATGGTTCGCGTATCGACCCTGTCGTGTACACGGATTTGAACGACTGGTTCGTCCCCGCGTCCGGTTGGACGGGTTATGCCGGTGACAGCGGCAAGGATTACCGCAGTCACATGACCGTGATCGGCAACACTTGTTACATGCAGTTGGAATTGCAGCGTTCCGACAAAAAGAGCGTCACGTTCAACGCAGGCAACTACCTCGACATCGGCTGGTTCAAGGGAGGATTCATCCCGAAAATCGGCCTGAACGTGCCCTGCATCTTCAACAACGGCCAGTATGGCGGCGCGTTCGTTCCAGGAAACACGGTCCCCAGCACCGGGGACCCGGACATCAACGGCGACGGCGTGTACCTGCGCGGTCACCTCCGCGTCGGCGCCCGACAGCAATTCACCGCCTGGTGGGTTTCCGTGTTCATGATGTTCACTATTTGATTTTGATGATTGGAGATTGATTATGGCTGATAATGCCGAAACTACCGAAACTACTACTGCGTCTGCGTCTGGCGTTTTGGATTTGCGCCCGCCGAAGGAGAGTTTGAAGGCTGAACTGTATCGTTTGGGCTTGCGGTTCACGTTTGCTCAGGATACTGGTGAGGTTTGGCAGGATGATTCGCGTGGCGTGCGTGCAACGTTTGATGATACTGGCCAGAGTGTCTTGTTGGAGGATATTGTCACTCACGTTACCCGCACCCTCACCTTGGACGAATTGAAGGCGGTTACTCGTATCGACACGATGACCGCCGCAGACTAATCCAGCATTCCAATTTTTTCAACCCCTGCAATCCACACGGATTGCGGGGGTTTCGTATTTAAGGAGACATTTTGACTCAGATTCCAGCCGACGCGAACGAAGTCATCGACCAGCTTTCCGCGCAAATCGGCACTCTCAACAAGCAAATCGCAATCCTGACCAGTCAGCTCAACGCGGCCATGAAATTGATCCCCGCCGACGTGCTCGACGCGACCAAGGAGACGGATAATGCAGAGGATTAACTATTTCACCAATCCGAATTTCACCGGCCCATTCGCCGATATAAACATTTCCGGTGAAGCGAAGGCATCATATAACGCCAACACCAAGCAGCTGAACATCTATGGCAACAATGGCGGTTATGGCTTCAACCTCACCGTGCCGAAAAACGCGGCACTCGTATTCGCCTGCTTCCTCTGGACGGAACACGACAAAAATCCGAATCCGCTCACGGTGTACAGTCTCGAGTCAAGCGACAACAAGATTATCGCTTCTGCCACCGTCTCCCAGAATGCGAACAATTTGCTCCTGCGATTCAACTCCACCGACAGTGGCCGGATTCGTGTCGAATTCTATCCGAACGGCAGTGCCGCGAATATCGCCAATCCGATTTTGGAATTGGCCGACACTTACGATAAAGCCGGGGGGGGGGCTTCCAAGCTTCTTCACCGGGGACACGATGCCACGCGATTAAGACGGTCCGTCGGGCGGGTGATGTCCGATGATGGTCACGAACCTGATAAGCAGTCCAAGCGCCCACGTCACGCTGAAGCTGGGCGAGTACACGCCGATTACGACCATCGAGAAGACTCCGGGTACCCCATACTGGTGCACGGTCTGGCTGGACGTGTCTGGCGGCTCCGTCACGATAGACAACTGTCCGGGCACCTTCAGCAAGAGCCAACGCATCGGATGGTCCTTCACGTCCCAGATCGCGAATCCGATGAGCCTGAGATACAAGGTCGTGTCCGGCAGTCCGACCGTCAAGGTGTGGAACATGGTCATGTGCGAGCTGGGCGAATACCAGGCGAACAAAGCCTTGCTCGACGGCCTTTACTTTTTCGACGGGGATACGATGCCGCTCGCCTAACCCTTACGGGGGTGATGGCATGAGTTTCATCGTGAATTCCTGCGTCATGCCGAAAGACGGTGTGAGCGTCAAGACGACGAACACGACACCATCGGACATCACGTTCACGGGGTTGACGGCGGGCGTGAAATACCATGTGAGCGTCGTCTGTTACATGCTGTCCACGAGTGGCGACAATCCGCGTCTGCGTCTCACCACCAATGGCAGTGATAGTGGGCTGGTCCATTCGAATGGTCGCGTGGATTACGTCTTCACCGCCGCCAGCACCACTCACGGCATTCTCGTCGGGCTGAACAATTGCACGGTCAATCTGAGCAAGGGCTTGTGCGTGCCTCAAGACCAGTGGCAGCAGCTCGTCTCGTTGGGATTGCCGGGCAATTATTTCGATGGCGACACCATGCCAAAAGATTAAACGATTTCAAGGAGATGTGATGTGTTTCAAACGTTTCTAGCAGGGTTTGGTGGTGTGGGCGGCGCGTGCGCGCTCATCACGCTCGGCCTGAAAGTCTGGCCGGGCGCTTTGGACGCGTTGGCGACCGGCCTGTACTCGCACGTGCAGCCGGAACGGTTGCCCTATGACAGTCCACTTTCCCAGCATTTCGCAAAAACAAGGACACTGGGAGAGCGGACATCGAAAATCGACGACCGCATGGACGAGTTGTGCCGTGACACGATCAAAAACACGATCATCAGCCTGATCTACGGCGACAAGGACACCGACCACAGCGAGGCCGTCCGATACGAATTGGCGAAATTGGAGAAATTGGACGCGCAGTGCTGGGTCGTCAACGCCGCCGAAAAATACTTGGAGGACCGGCAATGACACGACTGCTCATCGCGGGCGGAGCCTACCTATTGCTCCTCGCACTCATTCTCATTTTCAACCACGGCGCTCACATGCGCTGAAACCGATTTTCAGGGCCATCACTTCAGTGGTGGCCCTTTCGTTTGCCTCGAAAGAGGCGGAAAGGAGGCGGTCGTGATCGATGTGACCATGACGCCGGAAATGACACCGCAGGGCGATTCGATGCCGCCCGAAACCATTCAAGTCGTGTCCGAGGAGGACGCGGCCAAGGCCGTCGAAGGATTGGAGGACTGACATGGCAAGCGTAAGCACTTTCATCAATCGCATGCGCTACTGGTGCGCAGTCGCCAATCTCGGCTACAGCCAGTCCGACCGTTGGAATTTCAACGCTTCGGCGGGTAATTGCGACTGCTCCAGTCTGGTGATCCACTGCCTGCGTGAGGCGGGCTTCGACACCGGCACGGCCACCTACACCGGCAATCTGAGCGGCAATCTGACCCGTCGCGGCTGGACCCGCCTGCCCGCGAACGGCAGTCCGCAGCCGGGCGACATCCTGCTCAACGACGTGCACCACGTGGCCGTCTATCTTGGCGGCGGCAAGCTCGCGCAGGCGTCCATCAGCGAGCGTGGCACCGCGTATGGCAGGGCTGGTGACCAGACTGGCCGCGAAACCAACATCCGCGCCTACTACAACTATCCGTGGAATTGCTATCTGCGATACCAGGGCGCCCAGTCTTCCGCTCCAGCCGCAAATTCCGGTGCCATCGCAGTGGATGGCAATGTCGGCCCGGCCACGGTACGCCGCTGGCAGCAGGTGATGGGCACCGCGGTGGATGGCGTCATCAGCGGCCAGCAGGTGCCTGACGGCAGGACTTACGCGCGTCCGGCAATCGATTCGAGCGTGGTTCGCTACGGTGCTGGCGGCAGTGATCTGATCCGCGCCGTGCAGCGTCGCCTGGGCTGTGGTGTTGATGGTCTGCTTGGCCCTGCCACCATTCGCGCCATCCAAGCGCACTACGGCTTGGCGCAGGACGCATCATTCGGTCCTGGTACGGCACGCGCCTTGCAGACGGCACTCAATCAAAACCGATTCTAAGGGGGTTTAATATGGCTCAACATGCAGCGCCAACGACTTTGGAGACCACAGTCAATAATCTGACCAACGAGTGCGAGGACGGTCAGGACAACCAGCAGCCGACCGCTTACACGCCCGTCTTTTCCAAGGGCGTGCGTACCGTGGTCTACGTGCTGGGTCTGATCGCATCGTGCGTTGGTCTTGGCTTCATGACCTTCGGTGACGCCGCGATCGGCGGATACATCAGCACCGTGGCCGGCTTCATCGCTTCCGGCTTGGGCGTGGCCTACAATCCACTCCGCCGCAATTAATTTTCGGGCTTGAAAATCAAACTCGCGCCGGAAACTCAACATCAGGTGTGGAAAAATTTGCGGCACTGTAGTGTCCGTGGAATTTTTTACACCCTGTTTTTAAATCTGCCCCTTCTCCATTTTGGAGGAGGGGCTTTGCTTTTAGGACTTTCAAAATGGGCATCAGACAGCAGACGATTGACGATTATGGGTCGTTCGTGGAGAAATTCAAGCCGAAGAAGACCACGGATGACTGCTACACCCCCCCGCAGTGTATGGGGTGATAAAAGACTGGGCTTGCCGGGAATACGGTATAGACCCTGATAAGGTGGTGCGCCCGTTCTATCCGGGCGGGGACTACGAGCGGTTCGACTATTCGGGCGGTGCGGTGGTTGTGGATAATCCGCCGTTCAGCATCCTGTCGAAGATCTGCACGTTCTATCGGGCGGAGCAAATTCCGTTCTTCCTGTTCGCGCCGTATCTCACGATCTTCTCCAGCACGTCGCGCAACGGAGCGCACATGATCGTCACGGATTCGACCATCGAATACGCGAACGGCGCGCAGGTCAACACGTCGTTCGTGACGAGTTTCGGTGATGACCTGATCCGCACCGCGCCGGATCTGGCCAACGCGATAGACGAGACCGTGAAGCGCGTCAGGAAAGAGCAACGCAGGCATCCGCCGAAATACGCGTATCCGAGTGAACTGCTTACCGTGAGCAGGCTCGGGAAGATCGGCAGGCAGGTCGAGTTCCGTGTCAAGGCTTCGGACGTGGCATTCACGCCTAGGCTCGCTTCGCAGAAGGCCGTGAAGAAGGCCATCTTCGGCGGCGGCTATCTGATGAGCGAAGCCAAGGCCGCGGAACTGAAGGCCGCGGAACTGAAGGCCGCGGAGGACGTGACCATATGGCCTCTCAACGATAAAGAAAAACAGATCATCGGAAAACTCGGTTAAACATCGCCCCTCTCTCAGCATTGCTGGTGGAGGGGCTTTTCTTGTTATTCGGCGTGTTTGCGTGGTCGTCCGCCGCCGTCGCGGCGGCCCGGTGGTTTTTGTGCGAATACCGTCTGGATCACGCTCACGGCGAGACGAATGTCCGCCGTCATGGGGTATCGTTGCAATCGAACTTGAGACCCGGACCTGCTTTGCTGGTGGGCAGGGTTTCGGGTTCGAAGCGTGTGGCTGGCTGCCGCAGGCATCCGATGGCGAGTCGATGCGCCATCAGCGAGAGCTGGATGTCTCGCCCAACGGCTGGGCCAGACGGTTGAGACCAACCGGAGCCGTGACCCTTCCCGCGCAAACGGGACGCTAGTCATGCAGAAGACTGTAAAAAGATCAGCCACACGGCTTCGGAGGGGCGCTTGGTCGGTGCCCCTCTTTTAATTTTCTGGGAGGATTCCGGGCGTGAACGTGACCGAGGCGAAGCGGCGGATGCTTGGCGAGGCCCGAAAGGCAGCCCGACTATACGCCAATCTCGTCGGAACGATCACGAGAATCGCGTGCGACGACGGGATGACGCTGGACATCCAATGGAAGGCCTCGAACTTCGCCCACCTATGCGGCCTGGAATACTACGCCGACGACAACCGCACCCGCAGACTTCCCGCCCGGCGCCTGTACACCGACCTCCTGTCCGGCCATGGGATCTCGGTGAAAAGGGTCGCGCTCACCGGAGACGCGCGATGGCTCGCGAGGAAGACCGACGTGATAGCCAGCGCATTCGCACTGAACGACGCATCCATGGTGGTCGAATCAGGCAACAGCCGGATACGCCTCTACATGGGAAACACAGTCTGGTGCATCGGCCTCGGAAGAAGCGGAGAGGACGGCCCCTACTATCCGCAATCCCTACGCAAGGGGAACGCGGCCAAGGAAAAAATGCCAGGAACCCAGATCCACCATGTAGTCTCGATCAAATACCTGAACACGGCACAGTGCCACCAATCGATCCAAGACTGACAACATCCAACCTCCAACAACAAAACCGCCCCGGCGCTCGCGGATGAGCGCCGGGGCGGACGTCACTCCGCCGGATGCTTGCGCGGCCTGCCACCGCCGACGCCTCGGCCAGGGCGGCTGGCGTTCCATTGGTCGATGGTCTCTGGCAGCCAGCCGCGCGTGCGGCCTATTAGGGCGTCCGGTTGGGGGAGCTTGTAGGCGCTGACGGCGGCTGTGCTGATGCCGAGGCGCTTGGACACGTCGGTGACGCTCAGGTATTTGATGGTCATGTCAGTCCTTCCTTCCGGCGATGAGCGCGAAGACGGCGCTGACGATGGCGCATCCGGCGGTGAGCGCGAACGGCCAGCCGAACCATGCGCTGGCGGCGGTTCCGAGCGCGAACACCGCGCTGACTATCGATTCCGTTCTCATGATGTTCCATGGCATAATCGGAGATGTGGGGTTCCGGCCCCCAGGTCTGGCCGGAACCCTTTCTCACTTTTTCCTCTTCGGCTTCCGCCTCATCTCCTTGATGAGTCCGGTCACGGCTTTGATGAGGGCCGCGAGGCTCGCGACGAGGAGCGAGATGCTGGTGATTATCTCCGATGGTGTCATGTTCACCTCCTTTCCTTGATATAAACTATATTAGCGCAGTAAATAAAGTAATGCAAGCCGAAACACGAAAAACATAAGAAAAACAGCGGATTGATAGACTTGATGCCACGCAAACGAAGGGGCGAGCATGGCCTACACAATCCGCCAATACACGACAAAATCCGGCAAACGCTACGAGGTGCGCTACCGCAAGCCCGACGGGTCGTCCACCGGAAGGCGTGGCTTCAAGCGCAAGATGGACGCCGATGCGTGGGGAGCGGCCAATGTGACCACCGCGAAAAGCGTCGGAGCCTACATCGACCCACAGGCCGGGCGCAGGCTCGTGGAGGACTTCTGGGAGCCGTGGCTGGCCGCCAAGAAGACCAAGGCGAAGCCAAGCTACATCAAGTCGCTGGAAGACGCTTGGCGCGTGCATGTGGAGCCGCAGTGGGGCATGAGGGAGATGCAGTCAATCACGCGCGACGAAGTGCAGCGGTGGGTCACCGATCTGGCCGGACGACGCAGTGCGTCGGTGACGATTCGCGCCGAGAATCTGCTTCGCAGCCTCATGGAGAGGGCAAAGGCCGATCGGTGCATCCACGACAATCCATGCGACGGCATCGAGCTGCCGCGCAAGCAGGTGCGGAAGCATGTCTATCTCTCGGCTGACGAATTGTCGCGTGTGGCGATGCAGTGCGGTTGGCGTGAGCCGATCGTGCTGACCTTGGGCCTGTGCGGAATGAGGTGGGGTGAGCTTGTGGCGCTCCGTGTCGAGGATGTCGATCTGCAACGCTGTCGGCTGCATATATATAGGAGCATCACGCGTCTTTCCAGCAGGCTGGTGGAGACCGACCCGAAAACTCATGATGGACGTTCGGTGATGTTCCCACTGGTGTTGCGTCCACTGCTCGCCAGGCAATGCGAGGGGCGCAGGTCGTCCGATTTCCTTTTCACTGCTCCCGGCGAGCCTTTGGACAAGCCGATGGGAAACGGCTGGAATCCGACGCGAAGCGATGGGTGGTTCGCGGTGGCTCTTCGTCGCGCGGGCGTGGACCGTGGCCACATGACGATTCACGATCTACGCCATACGGCCGCTAGTCTCATGGTGCAGTCCGGCGCTAACGTCAAGACCGTGCAAAGGCAGTTGGGGCACAAGTCGGCCGCCATGACATTGGATGTTTACGCCGATCTCTTCGACGATGATCTGGACGATTTGTCGGAGAGGATGGGCGGTTTGCTTTTTTCGCAGAATGTGGGCAAAATGTGGGCAAAAGCGACGCAAGGTGTCGATGGAACCGTTGAAACGGTTGGTGTCTGAGGCTTTTCGCCGGTGGGTTCGAGTCCCGCTGGAGGCACTTTTGGAAACCGCCAGAGATGGCGGTTTTCCTTTATTCTCCAACGGTTTTGGCATCATCGCGATTCACTGCGATTCAACCCTTTTCCACGGTGGGTTATGGAAAAATGTGGGCAATGTGTAGGCAAAATGTGGCATATCGTTCCCGAAACATTCCGTAGGTACACTGTCGGACATTACAAACCGTATGACACCGACTGAAACGGATGACGCATGACTTCGAAAGACATCAAGCCTGTAATCGAACAGCCCGCCACTGAAATCCCCCTGATGCTTGCGCAGGCGATTATCGTTGCCGGCGTGCTCGCTATCGGCGAAATCGCATGTTCTCCGCTGTACTTTACCTTGATGGACCATTCGTTGGCACTCGTTCCGTGGGCATTGGAAGCCGCATTCCTTGCCGTGGCGTTCACCTTCGTTGTGGGCTTCGCATTGTTGTGGTGCGCCGAATCGTTCACTTTCAAACTCAAGGAACGATTCCGCCCGTTCGGCTATGCGGCGGTAGGATTGATTGGATACGGCGTATGGAGCCTGCTGGTGTTCACCGCCACCATCAATTCGATACTCGCCAAAGTCGGGGAAAGCGTTCTTACCAACGGCCAGGTCGGCGCGATCGCGCTGAACGGAGCAGCCTTGGGCTTCGTCGCTTTCCTTTTCGCAAAACTGCTCGACGTCAAACTCGGCAATCGCAAAACCGTTGCGATAATTCTGCTTATCGCGGAAATCGTCATTGCCATCATCGGCCTACTCATCATGATTCGCATGTTCAGCGTGCTTTACGCGGCGTGA